GCCCAATCAGCGTGATTCCGATCACCGTTGTACCAGCTCCGGCGAGCGTCACCGTCACCTCGAACTCGGTTGTGTCCCAAGGCATCGCGGTCGCCACCATGTCCATCACCTGGCCGGCGGTGAGCGGCGCAGTTGCGTATGACGTTGAGTGGCGTAAGGACAGCGGCAACTGGATCAAGCTGCCGCGTACAGGTTCCACCGGCGTGGATGTCGTCGGCATCTATGCGGGCGACTACTTGGCCCGCGTCCGCGCGGTCAGCTCTTTCGACATCTCGTCGATCTGGCGCAGCTCGATGCTGACCAACCTCAAGGGCAAGGAGGGTTTGCCGCCGGCGGTGTCGTTCCTGACGGCCACGCCTTTGCTGTTCGGTATCTACCTGAAGTGGGGTTTTCCGGCTGGCGCCGAGGACACCCAGCGGACTGAAATCTGGTACGGGCCGACGACCAGTCTGGAAGCAGCGACCAAGCTCACGGACCTGTCATACCCGCAAAGCGATTTCTCGATGCTAGGGCTGAGTGCGGGCGTCACCTTTTATTTCTGGGCGCGGCTGATTGATCGGATCGGCAACATTGGTCCGTGGTATCCGATCGGTATGGGCGTTCAGGGACAGTCGAGCGCAAACGCCGCAGACATTCTTGAGATGATTGCAGGCAAGATCACCGAGACGGAACTTGGCCAGGTCCTGCTGGACGAGATCAACAAAATACCCGGCCTTCAGGAACAGATCGACGCGCTCGACGGACTGACCGGCTACAAACCGGATCAGGTCTACGAGAAAGACCAGATGGTTGTGGAGGACGGCCATATCTTCCAGGCAAAGGGCGAAGTGCCGATCAACACCCCTCCACCAAACGCGACCTACTGGCTGGATGTCGGTGAGTCGCTCGAGACGGCGAACGGGCTTGCCCAGCAGGTCGCCTTCAACACTGCCGATATCACCGAGTTGGATGGGGTCGTCACCGCCCAGGCGACTGCGTTCCAGGCGTTGCGCGCGTCCTACAGGGAGGACAACGGGGAAGGGGAGCTGGCCGATGCTCTGAAAGGCTGGACCAGCACTGCGGCGATCGCTTCGGAATCAAAGGTTCGCACCTCTGAAAACGAAGCCATGGCTCGGCGGGTCACCACCTTTGATGCTGCCATCGGCGAGAACGCGGCCAACATCACCGAGCTGGAACAGGTGGTCGCCACCAATCAGTCGGCAACGGCCACGAAGATCGATCAGCTCAGCGTCACCGTTGGGCAGAACGGTACAGCGATCCAGCAGAACAGTGCGGCCATTCAGCAGACGTTCACGGCTTACGCCGACACGGCCGGCAAACTGAGCACCATGTGGTCGGTGAAAATGCAAGTCACTGCGGGGGGGCAGTACGTCGCCGCCGGTATCGGCCTGGGCATCGAGAACACCGGCGCCGGTCTGCAAAGCCAGTTCCTGGTCAGCGCTGATCGATTCGCCATCGTCAACAGCATCGCCGGCGGCGCCATCTCGGTTCCGTTCGCGGTGCAGGGCGGTCAGGTGTTCATGAACTCGGCGTTTATTGCAGACGGCACCATCACCAACGCCAAGATCGGCAGCTACATCAGCTCGACAAACTACATCGCTGGTCAGCAGGGATGGATTCTCAACAAAGACGGAACGCTGGAGATCAATGGCATCGTTCCTGGTCAGGGGCGGCTGGTGATCAATTCGCTGAACGTGTCGGTGTACGACGCGAGCCACGTGCTGCGTGTCCGTCTTGGCTATCTGGGGTGATCAATGGCGTTATTTGGCCTGCGCGTGTTTGACGAGAGCGGCATGCTCTCGATGGACACAAATTCATTTACTTACCAGGTGATCTGGCAGGGCGTGATCGACTTCAGTGGAGCCACGCCCAGTTACACGATCAGCATTCCCGGCTTCAACCCGGCCAACTGCGTTTTCATGATCATTCCGACGAGGGCGCAGGACGTGCAATCGGCAGAGAATGACGGCTTGGGAAACTCCAAGTCTTACCCTTATGTCACCACATCGGCGGGGCAGGTAACTGTCGCAGCCAAGAATCCTTCGGCCGGCCCCTCGGTCACTCAATCAAGGATTGTCGCCAAGGGTTACGCGGTGAGGTTCAACGTATGAGTTTCGGTTTTCAGAGCATCAACGACGGCTCGGTTGTTCAGATCGACGCCGAGGCCCCCCGGCTTTGCATGCTGACCAAGGGATCTTACTCGGGCAGCGGAACAGCATCAGCCGTCTTCGCGCGTGCGGTAACCAGCGCCGATCCGCCACTGGTGTTTGTACGGCCCACACAATCTGGCGCAATTCAGGTGCCTATATCAGTCTGGTTCACTGGAGGCCCGGGCAACTGGACCGGGTTCGCCATGAAGGCATCAGTTGTCAATGGGACGCTGGGCGGGACTTACTTCGTAGCCGCCTGGACATCTATGGGCACCGCTGCGTATGGCTTGCGGCTTTGGGATCAGAACGCTGCGCTGGTTTATGACAGTGGAGCACCTGCCGTCGTCGTGACCTCCGCCGCGGGAAACTGGACTTACCTCAGTTCCGAGGAATTGAGCGTGGGTCGGAGATACCTGTGGGGGATCAGCAAGCTCCTCGGCGCGGGCGAACACATTTCCCTCAACCCGTTCGCCCTGAATTGTCACAACGCCTCCTCAGGGGGCGGTTGTGCGTTGGGCGTCGATTACGCCAATAGCCGAATCATTATGTACAGCCTCGCGACAAACGCCTGGACCGACCAAGGTCATCGTCCATTCCTCTGCGCCAAATTGCTGGCCTGATCCTTCCATTTCTGGAGATATTCAATGCCCTGGTACAAGTCAGGAACGGTCTCGGTCACCCAAAATTCCAATGCTGTGATTGGCGCCGGAACAGCTTTTATTGCCAATGGCCGTGTGGGGGATGGTTTTCGCGGCCCCGACGGTGGCTGGTACGAAGTGACCAACATTGCCAGCGACACAGCCATGTCGATCTCACCGAACTACCAGGGCACAACTAAAGGCGCTGGCGGGTACGCGCTGGCGCCCCTGCAAGGCTACGTCAAGGACTCGGCCGATGCGCTGCGGGCGCTGGTCAACGCCTACGGCGCGAAGCTGGCTGCCCTGGGCACTACCGGCAACTATGAAATTCTGCCGATCGAAAAGGGCGGCACTGGAGGTGACACTCAGGCAACTGCAAGAATCGGTCTCGGTCTTGGCTCGGCGGCCGTTGCTACGGTTACGGCCAGCAAGACAGATACAACTCCGGACAGGATCTTGAAATTTGCGGACTTCGGGATCGGCACTCCAATTATGCTTGCGGCGTCTGCTGACCTGAATACCGTCATCGGCTTTGGATGGTATTACTGCAGCTCGCCGATAAACAGTCCTGGCGGGAATGGCTGGCTAAGTGTTGAGCCACTCAACAGCACGTTCGCCAGTCAAGTGTTCACCTCGGTTACTAATGGTGCCAAGTACTCGAGGCTGTTTTCGAGCGGGGTGTTCGGTGCATGGTCCAGACTGCTCACTTCCGCAGAAGTGACTGGGACGGGAGGTATTCTCGCTAGATCCGATTTGGTGGGGACGGTCGCTCAATCATCTGGCGTTCCAACAGGCGCGGCCATGCAAAAAATCGTCAACGCCGTCGGCGAGACGCATCGATACGCAAGCGGACTGCAAATCTGTTTCGGGCGCGCACTTCTCTCAGCACAGGCTTGGACGGCTGGAACGGGAATGCGTTACCTGAACATCAATATTGGATTGCCGGCAGCGTTTGCGGCTCAACCAAAAATGATCACAACCATGCAGGATAGTGACATCTCGGGAAGATCGGCATGGGTGACCAACTGCACATGTAACAGCCCGTTCAACGTCGCCTCAACATGGGTGTCTGCACCGGCAGGGTCAACGGGAACCGGGGCTTTTGCCATTGACTATATCGCTATTGGGAGTTGGTATTGATGAGGATTGAACTTGTTCCTCAAGTGCGGGATGACAAATTGTTCGTCGTGAAACTGGGTAACCAACTTACCATCAATGGGGAGACTGCTGACTTTTCGCCAATGACTGAAGGTGCAACGCTGCCCAACACTGCTATTTCTTCCAGCTGGTTTGCCTCAGACGTGCACATGAAGGATGGCGAGATAATTTTGTCACTGTTTCTTCCGAACGGTGTTAATGCGAGTCCTGAACAGCTCTTTCCGTCAGCCCTTGTTGATGTGTCTGACGGTCCGGTTGAGCTGCCACGGCCACTTCCCGAACCCGGCCTTGAACAAGAAGTCACGCTGAAGGGCGCACAATGATCCAAATTGACTGGTCCAAGATCATCACTAAGGCCATGAAGGATGCCGCTGCACAGGTGGTGCAATTTGCCGCAGCGAAAGCCGAGCTGACATCACGGAGTACAAAGGCACTCGCCCAGATCGCCCGCATACAGGAGCGCATCGATACCATCGGGTTTGGCATCGAAGTGGGCGAAGCGACTGAAGACGACCAGGCGGAACAGGCCGCACTGCTGATCAATATCAAAGCCTGGAAAACCCACAAGTTCGCCCTAGGCAAGGTAACTGTGCAGTCGACCTGGTACGCCGCGCCGGTTTGGCCAGCCGAGCCGGCGGTGCCAGTAATTGTGGCTGATCCAAAGGGTACGGCTGATGACTTGCCTTAAACATGAGCGGCGGTACCAAGTCACGGGCTGGAAAAAACCGACCTTTATGCTAGCGTGATGATTCAATTATCGTCGGCATCGTAAAGAGCATGGGAATGGAAAAGCTATCGAAGGAAGCACGGAAGATTTTGAGGGACTGCTTGTATGAATTTGATAAAAAAATGTGGGACCTGATTTCATATTCCCGCGAATCTGATTTGTTGAAGTATGCCCCGGATTTTCTTACGACTAATGAAGGCTTGCATCTTCGCGCACGACGATATCTGGACGAGCTTAAAGAAGGGCTGAGTAGTCGGGAAGTTTCTCACCCTTATTTGCAGAAAGCTTTCGAGTATGGCTTGTTCAGTATAAATAAAATCGTAGTTGGACAGCCTAGAACCAATTTACGATGGCATCTCAACAATGCTCGCTGTGATTTAATCACTGAAATTGCAAAAGATCGGGTTAATGTTCGGGTTGATATTCAGTATCTGCATCCGAAAGTATAACTATCACATATATGTCTGCCCGCCACTAAGCGGGCTTTTTTTGCCTGGAGAAAAGCAATGAATGTAACCGATAAAGATCGAGACATCCTCGCACGCACCCTATGGGGCGAGGCCCGCGGTGAAGACTTCATCGGTCAGATCGCCGTGGCCTGGACGATCCGCAATCGAGTTTTCGACGGTAAGACCAAGTCGTGGTGGGGGGAGGGCTACGCCGGCGTCTGCCTGAAGCCGTGGCAGTTCAGTTGCTGGAACAAAAACGACCCCAACTATGCGTACTTGAGTGGCGCGAAGCCCATCCCGACGCGTGAGCTCGCCCGGGCGCGGATGGCGGCGGACCATGTGATCGACAGTGCAGCGCCGGACCCAACAAACGGCTCCACTCACTACTACGCAACGACCAGGCCGAAGCCACCTGCTTGGGCAGCGAAGGCAACCGAAACATTGACTTTAGGGCGCCACATATTTTTAAAGGAGGTGCCCTGATGACGCTGCAGCGTTACTCCGCATGCTCAAGGTTGAATTTAATCGGCAGGGTGACAGCTCGCCGAGGCCTTGATCGCGGCACGTAGTCCATGCCCAATCAAGCCACATACGGGTAAATAAGTCGCCTAGCGAACGTCCTCAATTGTGAACGGGCCATACAAATCATATCCTCCGATCGACCCATTGAGCCGATCCGGTTTAAACAATTTTTCCAGACCTTTGAATTTCGAAGCTGTTTCTGCCGAAAGCAGAATCATAGAGTTTGGATTATTTTTTATAGTATGGATTACGCATTTACTATCACCGAGTTCACAGCCGTAAAATAGCGAAGCGAATCCAGGCAGCCATTGTACAAAATTGTTATTGCTAATGAATTTTCCTTCTTCTTTTAGAAGAGGGGATCTTGTTTTCAACATGTAGGTCAGGTCTTCTGGAAGTAATTTCCACTGGTAAAACTGCTGAATTTGCTCTAATTTTTTATCGCTGAGAGGGATTGCAAGTCCAGCGGACGATATAAGTGCAATCAAAGTGATAAGTAAATAGCCGTTTTTTCGTGTCTCTTTATTGTTAAGCTGGGATGTTCTAAATGATCCGAAATTTCCCAGTGAGAACATCGTGCTGATCATGAACATGGATAACACCCACCACCCGTTTCTCTGATCATAAGAGCAGCAGTCGGCGAAAATGAAAAATCCGATTGTTCCACACAAGCAAAATACTGAGCCGAGCTGGCCCGTTCTCCGATGTAGTATAAAAAAGTTGAGCAGAGATAAACTCAACAAGGTTGAGAGTACGGGGATCGGGAGCATGTTCTTTAGATATTCAACGGATACAACCATTTTGGAGCTATCCAGTGCTCCAGAAGCCGCAGCGGAAAGGTTTTCAAGATGATTGAAATTCCCGATGATTTGAGTGGTTTCATTTAAAAATATTGTCAAAAATGACAACATTGGGACAACGGCGATTGCAACTGAAAAAACCGTGAGTCGATAAGTTATTTTTTTGTCATATAGGTTGATGGCGAGATAAGCGAACAATGGCACTAACGCTATCACTCCAGACTGTTTTGTTATACCAGCTAAGCCAGCAAAGATGGCAGCAATAACCGTGAGCTGGGTATTTGATGCTTCGTTCCGTTCGGCCAGCATTTGCGCTAGATAAATAGTGCACCCGGAGACCAATATCATCGTCATTGCGGGTATGTCCATATCCCCGATAAACGAATGAAAAAGGTATCTATCTACGAAAAAGAAATAGCAGAAGGCTGCTAGGGCAGTGGCCGATAGAAACAATCCCTCCTCCACTAGAATAGCAACCACTAGAGCTAAAAGTAATGGCAAGATCAACAGGGTGCTTTTGGCAACTATCCAGATTTGAGCTGAGCCCTGTACTTTGTATATTAGCGACCATAGCGCGGGAAACAGGATCGGATAAGCAGCATTGTACGGTTTGTACTCGTTGTACGATAATTCGATAGCCCATTTGTTCCATGATTGAACGGCATCATTTGTTTGGAAAATAGGTCTGTAGCTATCGTTTAATCCG